AATACAACACAACAAAACAAGATTTACTCTAGCTTACTGAGGTCATAATGGCACTTACTCCTGAACAAGAAATCCTAGGCGTTTCACCTGAAATATCAGATTTAAGCCGTCAAAAGAAGATTGCTGAATTGCTGATGTCTCAGGGATTAGACCAACCACAAGGTCAAATGATTAGTGGTTACTATGTAGCCCCATCATGGTCTCAGCAACTAAACCCATTATTTAAAGCCGTTGTAGGCACAGAATCAGCTAAAAATGTTGATAAGAAAGAGCTTGAATTAGCTGCTGCATTGCGTGGTCAGAAAGGCGAAGCTCTTACTAAATTTCAACAGCTTATGGCTAATCCTGAAACTCGTGGTCAAGCTATGCAGTTTGCTGCAAGCAATCAATTCTTACAACCTTTGGCAGCTAAATTGGCAGAAGGCATGAAGTTAGGCGAAGGAGAAAGATATGTGATGCCGGGAATGGATGGTAAATCCGTTGAAATAGCTAGTGGCGGTCAAAAATATCGTGCTCCATTGCATTTTGATGTTGGAAACGCAATTGAATTGCGTGACCCTAATGACCCAACAAAAGTATTGCAAAGAATACCTAAAGGCATCTCTCCTGAATCTGCTGCTAGATTAGCTGATGAAGGTATTGGTGGCTATGGCGGTGGTGGTGCACCTAGACCAGCTATGCCTACTATTGGTCAAGGCTCTCCAATATTGGCTAGACCCGGTGCTTCATTAGCTCCTAATGCTCCTGCTTATGCTCAAGGTGCTGTAACTATGCCTGCAGTTGGTGGAAAGCCTACTACAAACCCATACGAAGATTTTAATAAATCATTAGTTCCTCCTGCTGGATTGCCTCCTAAAGATGCTCGTAAATGGACTGCAGAAGCAAATTCACCATTGACAGGTGAATCTGCAAAGCAAGTAACAGGTGCTATTAATGCTATTTCAGCTATTGATGACTACAGAAATCTAGTATCTGAAGCTGCTAGAACTGGAATTGTCAGCCCCGAGCAAAGAGCAAAACTAGAAGCAGCTCGCAATACAATGAATTTATTGGGCAAAGAAGCCTATAACTTAGGCGTATTAAATGGCCCTGACCTTAGCTTAATGAACTCTTTAACTGTAGATTTTAATAATCCAAAATCTCTGTTATTAAGCAAAGAATCACTTGATAAACTTATTGAGAAACAACGCAATTTGATGGGTTCAACTGTACAAAATGTGTACGGAACTCAACAGAAAAAGATTCCAGCGTATGTTATTGACAAGTTAAAGCCTATTGCAGCAGCTCCAGTTACTGAAGCACAAGCTGGAAAGATTGAAAGACCTAGCATGATTGATGAATCAACTTGGAATTTTATGACTCCACAAGAAAAAGCTCTGTTTAGAAAGTAATAATATGGCTGACTTAACCATTGAGCAACAACAAGCAATCGCTTTAGCCAATGCTAGAGCTAGAGCTGCACAGGCTAAACCTGAGACAGGCAATATGTACACTCAGGGTACTGAGGACATTGTTTATAGTCCTGAAGGCATCCCTTTGACTACATCTTCTTATGGCTCTGCTCCTACAGGTGCTACTAAAGCAGCTCAGCAAGCTCTAACCAGCACAACTGCGTTACCTTTAAACATCGCTACAGGCGTTGCTAAAGCACCTGCTGGCATCGCTCAGGCTTTGTCTAAGCTCATGGGTTCAAACGCTGGGGATGTGCCTGTAAACGCCATTAATCAAATTGAGCGTGGCACACAAGCTCAGATGGGTGGAGCTGGTCAAGTTACTTCTCAAGTTGGTAGCATGGCAGGGCAAGCTGCTCCATTTATGGGTGGTGGTGCTATTGGTCAAATTCCTAGTTTTGCTCAAAAAGTAGGCACAGGTGTTAAAGCTGGCGTATTGTCAGGTCTAGCAACTCCTGAAGAAACAGGATTAAACCAACAAGACTTTATACAAGCTAAAGGTCAAAACATGGCTTTGCAAGGTGGTATTGGTGGTGCATTTCCGGTAGCTGGGGCTGGATTATCAAAACTAGCTGGTATGGTTCGTGGTACTCCTTTGTCTCCACAAATGGCTACAGCCGTAGAAAAAGCTAGAGAAGCTGGTTATACAGTACCTCCAACTCAAGCTGGTGGTGGCATTATCAATCGTGCTTTAGAAGGCATGGCTGGTAAAGCCTCTACATTGCAAGAAGCAAGTGTACGCAATCAAAATGTAACCAATAAATTAGCTGCTAAATCTTTAGGTTTGGCTGATGATGCCGTTTTAACGCCTGAAACATTGATTGGCATTCGTGATGAAGCTGGAGCTGCATACGAAGCCCTTAAATCTTTGCCTAAAAAAGCAGCAATATCAGCAGATTCCACTATGAATCGTGCTGCAGTTCCTGAAATCAATCCTGCCAAGATGGTAGAGGATTTAAAAACAGCTAGAGCTGATGCTGAAGCATGGTACAACGCTTATAAACGCTCTGCTCATCCAGAAGATAAAGCTAAAGCTAACGCATTTAAGGCTCAAGCTACTAAATTAGAAAATGACTTAGAAGCCTATGCTAAAGACATTGGGAAAGAAGATTTAGTACCTGCTTTGCGTGATGCTCGCCAACTTATTGCTAAGACTTACACAGTTGAAAATGCAATGAATAAAACTACTGGCACTATTGATGCCAAAGAGTTTGCCAAAAGATTGCAAAAAGGCAAGCCAATGAGTGAAGAACTCAAGCAAATTGCTGAGTTTGCTCAAGCGTTTCCTAAAGCTGCACAAAAACCTGAGATTATTGGTGGCACGATTGGCATTAGCCCATTGGATTACGCTGCTGCTACCTTAACTGGCGGTGCTTCTATGCTTGCTGGTCAAGGTAATGAGGCTACTGGGGCTACAACTTTGGCTACATTATTGGCTAGGCCAGGAGCTAGAAGAATGGTGTTATCGCCTACTATGCAAAATAGATTGATTCAGCAACAAGGAAAACAAGTCATTCCTCAAAGCGTAAAACAGGCATTACCTAGCTCTGAAGAAACCCAACAATTAGCTAAAATGCTATTAATGCAACAATCTGCAAAAGCAGCACAATAAGGAGTATGAAATGAGTAGAAACGGTAGCGGAGTCTATAACCTCCCAACAGGCAACCCAGTAGTAACAGGCACTACAATTACTTCTAGTTGGGCTAATACAACAATGCAAAACATTGCTGATGCTCTTACTCAATCAGTTGCTTCTGATGGTCAAACTCCTATGTCAGGAGACTTAAATATGGCATCTAATGATATATATGGAGTTGGAACATTAACTGCATTAACTGGTATTTTTGGCGGTAGTTTCTAAGGACAAATCATGGCACAAACAGGCTACACTCCCATTTCTCTGTACTATAGCTCTACAGCTAGTGCAGCCCCTTCTGCTAGTAATTTAATTGCTGGTGAATTAGCCATTAATACTGCTGATGGCAAGTTGTTTTACAAAGATTCTAGTGGAGTTGTACAAACAATAGGTACAAAAGGTGGTGTAAATGGCACTACAAACGGTCAAGTATTGTTTAATAATAATGGCGTTGTTGGTGGTTCAGGTGGTTTGACTTACAGCACAGCTAGTAATTCTTTAAATATTCTTGCAACTACAACTGGTAGCACTTCTTTTTTAAGAGTTGGAAATGCTGTAGATGCAACAAATAGCTATATTTTTAGCAATTCATATTCTTTTGGAATGATTCAAGAGAATGCTAATGCTTCTTCTTTGTTGTATTTTAGTACACAAAATACAGAGCGTATGCGTATTGATTCAAGCGGTAATGTTGGTATTGGAACAACTACTCCAGCAACAAAGTTACAAGTTTCAGAAACAACTGCAGCTATCGCAATTACTAGTACAGCTACTGGGCAACCAAGATATTTAGCATTAAATAATTCAGCAGATTCTAGCAATTCCTATTTATATGCTGCTGGTTCTAATCTTGGAGTTGTTCAGTCGGATGCAAATTCTAATTCTTATGTATATTTCAGCACTCAAAATATAGAAAGAATGAGGATTAACTACCAAGGCTATGTAATGATTGGTAGTACTACGCCTAAAGGTTATTTAACAATTAACACAACTTCTACAGGTCAATCATTGTCCATGATTGGAAGAAGTGCTGATGGTTATTCACAACTTACTTCTATGGATAGAAGCGGAACAACTTTTACAGGTTATATTGGATTTGAAGAAAGCGGAGCAACTGCTTATGGAGCAGCTAATTCAGGTTCAACTGTAGAATTTGGTAGATTTGATTCAAGCGGTAATTTTTTAGTTGGAAAAATTGCTGCTGGAGCAAAATTAAATGTTTCATCAGATTCAGGAAATGTATGTTATTTCCAAAATAGTGCTGGTACAGGCATTTATCTTGTTTCAGGCAGCAATAGCTGGTCATCAGCTTCTGATGAAAACATTAAAGACATTATTGAGCCTATTAAAGATGCATCTAATAAAGTAGATTCATTACGAGCTGTTATTGGTAAGTACAAAACTGATAAAGAAGGCACTCGTAGGTCTTTCTTAATTGCTCAAGATGTGCAAAAAGTATTACCGGAAGCAGTAAATACAACTCCTGAAGGTGATTTGGGAGTGTCTTATACTGATGTAATTCCTCTTTTGGTAGCTGCAATTAAAGAACTAAAAGCAGAAATTGACATTTTAAAATCTAAATAAAAGGAAAAATCATGGGAAAAGATAAAAAGAACCCTGTGGTAATAGACGATGTAGAGTATTTATTTGAAGATATGAAGCCTGAGCAACAAGCAATG